ATTTAAAAGCACCAATTGCCGCAACAGCACCTACAATAACTTTTTGTAAGTTGCCGAAAGCACTAGCACTACGGTTCGTGTTCTTCTCAACACGGCTGAGATTCTTTTGTACATCACCAAATGCTTTATTGGTTTTGTTAACTCCTTCTAGAATTATTTGTTCTTTTATGCTCATACCGTTTTGCTTCCTTGTCGTTTTCGTCTCTGCGGATTTGTAAGAATGCTAACCAAGTCTTAAATTCTATAAGGGACATTTTCTGAATCTGACTCAAAGTTACCTTTAAATAGTCAGCCAGTGCCATCTGAGCATACAGATCACTGTCCCTGGTTAGTTTTTTACAATGTCCTCCACAGAATCATTGTTAGCATTATTCAATTTGGTTGCTAATGTTATAATAACTTGTGGATCGACTTCATTTAAAAAAGCCGGCCTGTCTGTTGATTTAAACAATCTATTACCATCTTGATCTAATGCCTTGCTGATAACACTTTCTACAAGTGCTTCTGCTGTTTTATTTTGTTGTTGTAGTGCCATAATTCTATTTTCAACTGCTAATGAAGCCGTTGCTTTATAGTATATGTCAATACCCCACTCTTCGCAATGATAGTGCATAAGTTCACCACCTACTTTTTGTTTGTAGTGTGCTTTTGCCGCCTCAAGTGCTGTTAGTGTACTTTGTTTGTCCGTTGTAGTCTTCGTCATCGTTTTAGTCTCCTACTTTTAATATACCCAGTCATTTTCCTGACCGTTGGTTTAGTTATGCCCTGTGGGGCTTGTCTTGATGAACCTTTATCCAAAAATTGAATATAGTCCACCGAATTTGATACACTAAATCCTGTTGATGTGGATTTTTTCTTCCACTGTGATTTAGCAAATCCTGATCTAACAGGGGTGTGTGACTTTGCTGTTCGTATGGTTTGGTCTTTTATATCTGTAATAACTTTTTGAACTGCTTTGCTCAATTTGTCTACATCAAAACTACTTTTATAACGAACATTGATCACTCGGTAACCCCTGTTATTATAATTGTGCTAATGCTAATGCACCAGATCCTTGTGCCGCAAATGAAGCCTCAACCATACCGTCCATTGATGATGTAATTGAAAAACTTGTTATGATGCAAGATCCAGAGAATTTAGTGTTAGCAGGGTTTTCACTAGCACCGTCGCCTGATGGATATACTTCAAAAGTTGCAAGTGTTTCATCACCTGTTTTTGATACTAAATCATCAAGTTTTTGTTGAACATCATCAGCACCGTCAAAATACATATCGCCTGAGATAGTAAAAGTTGTCATACCTGGTAAGTATGTTCTAACATTACCATTACCCATTACTGAGTTTTCAACTGTGTCTTGTGTTTGTTCAATTGTGAAGTTTCTTAAGTTACCAATTGGATTAGATGATAATGAATCACCTGAATCAGCTAACTTAATTTGCCCGTCATGTCCTGTAAATGTTGCCATGATTATTTCTCCTCGTTAATTTCGCCTAAGTCTATTACCTTTGAATCATCACCTACTGGTTTTAATTCAACTGCTTCAACCTCGACTTTGGCTTTTTTAGGTTTTGCAGTTTTTTTAACAGCCTTTGGTTCTGAGTCAGTCCAACTCCAACCTTCATTGGCTACTAATTTTGTCGCCTGTGTTAATCCACAAGCAAATTCTTTTCCGTCTTTATATACTATTCTTTGTGCCATAATTATAATGTCCCTCGTGTGTATTTATATTGAACTGTGAATGTAATATCTACACGGCCAATTGGAAATTGTACACCTTCATTGTTTTGTGTGACTGCAGAAACAAATGAATTAAGTGCTTTAGAATTTCTTTTTCTATCTGTTTCTAATGCTTCTTCAACTGCTTCTACTATTACATTTATTTGTGTGTCGATTGAATTGTTCACTGTCTTTGCAGATGAATCTGCTCGTACATAACATTCTATTTGATAGTTTATGGTACCAAATCTCAATGTGTCTGTTTGCATAGTGGCATCTTCTCTTATTTCTTCTGCTATTCTTACCACTATTGCAGGGAATTGTGTGATTGCTAATTCATTTATATTGATTGGGTTTCTTGATACCACCACTACACCTGGATTGGTAATACCTTTCAGATCAACAATAATGTCTTTGGCTATATCTTCTCTGGTTGACATATTATCTTACCAATCTGTTGAAGTGTTGTGGTTGTTCTTCACTTGCTTCTACTGTACCATCACCATCCCAGTCATATTTGATACCATCTTGTAGCACCATATCAAATTCATCTCTAAATCTTGCTTTGTAAAAATCAATCATCATTCTAAATCTATCTGGTTCTGCTGTATGCTGTGTTAGTTGTGGTAAAATATAAAATGCCAAAACATGATAAACTGCCACACGAGTAAATTGACTTGCTGTTAGTTTTGAATTGGTCATTTCTAAATCTGTTGTATTAAAGTAGCCTAAACCTGTTTGTCTTCTCACACGAGGCCACCATTCTATTCTCAAATGTCTTTGTATATCTGCCGTAGTTTTGGCATGATATGATGAAAAGTCAATAACACCATATTCTTTTATTTGTGGTTCGTATTCTAGTACATCTGCATCTGTTGTATAGTTGCTCATTGTTGCCTCCTGTTGTTATATTGGGGCAATGTTGCCACTGCCCCAAAATATTGTGTTTCCCTATCTAAGATTATGCATCTTGGATTGAAGAGTCAAACTCTAGTTCAACACCGTAAGTGTCATGTATTTCTGCGACACCATAAGTTGCTACACCAACAATTTCAGTTGCTCTAGCACTTGCATCTCTTTGAGTTTCAATTCTAATATCTGAACTCATTGCTAATGCAATAGCATCTCTGTGGAATACAGCACCTTTGTAATCACCAGTTGTACCTGGGAAGTTACCTGATGAGTCAGCCATATTTGATGTTTCAAATACTGGAACACCAGCTAACATTCCGATATAACCCATTCTTAGTGCTTCATTACCTAAGTCTGATTGACCATTACCAACAAAAGGATTAGTTCCTTGTGTAGTTAAGTTAGCTTTAAGATCATAAGCTACTAATGGGTGTAATACCAATGCTAAATCTGAACCTGGTACTCCGTTTGCTCTTAATTTTGCAACAGCTTCAAATACAAGTGCCGCCGTAGCCGCCGTTGTAGCTGAACCAACACCTGTTGAGAAAGAACCAAACAAGTTAGTTAAATCTCTGTCGATTTTAGTTGCGATTGCTTCACCAAATAATCTTCCTACATCTGCAATTACATTTGATGGTGAGTGATTTAATGATAAGTCTGATACATTAGTCATTAAACCAACTTCTGCCATAGTAATGTCTGCTTTTGAAGTTGAGATTGCTGATGGTGTTAAGTCATTAGCTTCTGTTAAAGTTGTTGCTGTTTGTGTTGGGTAGATTGGTACTTGTAATACTTTACCAGTGTTTGCTGGTACTGTGAAGTTCTTTACAAGACCTCTCATAATAGATTTTTCTGCCGCCACGAATTGTGCTTCTGCTACGATCGGAGCAATCAGATCATCTAAAGTAGTTGTAGTCGATACTATTTCGCCTGCCATTTTATGTTTCTCCTTAAATGGTTATTTAAAAGTTTAATTTACCTCGACATGCCTGTTTGCTTTCGATAGTCTGAATATATCTTTCTATCTTCTGGCTTAGACATATCTAATTTTGTTACATCTAACTTTTCACTGCCCCCAGCATCACCAATTTTACTTGTAGCACCTGTACCTGACGGTGTTGCCACTAAGAAATGGGGTGAGGCCGTTAAAAATTCCGTGACTAGCTCGGATACCTGCATATGCTCTCCAGCATCATTGTATCTTACTTGTCCTGTCTTAGGATCAACAATCTCAACATCACCAGTTTCACTAATTTTAACCTGATCCTTTAGAAGTGTTGCCACTTGTCCAGGATTGATTGCTTTTAATTTACTAGCAGTATCAAGTAATGAACCATCTACTTTGATTGTTTTTACTTGATTAAGCAAACCGTTTATTTGTGCATCTTTCTTAGAAACTGTGTCCTTTAAAATCTGTTCAAACTCACCTTTTGCTTTCAGTTTGTCTTGTTTTTCCTTTTCAGCCTTTGCGGATAATTCATTGTAATACTCTGGATCAATTCCTTCATATTTCTTTTCAAACTTTCTTCTCTCTCGAGCAATTCTGTCTGCAACGACTTTATCCAAGTCAGCCTGTGTAAAAGTTTTCCCTGAATCTTCAGTAGAAGTTTCTACTGGTGCCTCAGTTGGCTCAGTGTTTTTTATATTTTCCGTTTCACTCATCGTATACTCCTTTTTTTAAGTTTATAAGTTTAACTTTCCAACAAATTAATGTTGTATTAAGTGTATTTATTGGACTTTAGACTTTTACGAATACGGTTCAACAAATTATAATCTTGTTGTATCAACACTCCTATTGGTGTGCTGTGTCCACCATATTCCGGACTTGAATATAACCATTCTTCATCCGGTCTTTCATCGTTGAAAGTATTCATCATACTTTCTAACTGTTTGGCACTTGCTAGTGGATGTTTGTACACCCTAGCAACATAATCGTCTAGTGCCAAAATCTCTCCTGTCCACTCTTGAATATCGATCTTTTGTTGTGACCAATATTTTTTACTCCATGGACATACTGAAACAATTGAAGCAAAGTATTCAGACCAATTAACCTCGTCTGCCACCTTTTTTGCCGCCTCTACGGCCGCCTTTTCGTTTCTTGTCGTCATCTTTCTTTTTGCCGCCTCTACGACCGCCTTTGCTTTTACTCATCGCCATTTGTTGTTTCTCCTTCACCAAAAAACCCTGAAATTTCAGGATGTATTTGCAAAATTTGTTCGTTTGTATAACCTTGTTGTACCATTTCTCTCATATGAGCTATCATATCACCTGGATTTGTCATTGGTGGATGTGCCATTGTGGTATTCAAAGGTACTTGTTGTGTTTGTTGTGAATCGATAACTTTTTCTAATGTATCTTCATCTGTTATCAATGCTTTAGCCAACATTATGTCAATTTCTTTTACTAATTCTGTATTTGCTGGATTTGTTTCTTTGGCTTGTTTTAATAATGCAATAGTATTTTCTCTATCGTGTATATTGAAACTATCTGGATAATCAATTACTCCATCAAATGTTTTGTTTTGCCATAATGCCCACATTCTCCAAATTTGTTCTTCAGCAAGTTCTAATAAATCTGCTTTTTGTGAAAGTCTTGCATTTAACAATTGAAATTCTGTTTGTAATGCAACACCACTCATTGCTCTAGCAGTTGTGGATCTCACCCCACCCATGTTCGCCATTCTGTTTATTGAGTCAGTTTTTTCATTAATTGAGGCAATGATCTGTTCTATGCCACTGCCACTGGGCTCCAACAAAAATGGTTTTAGGTTGGGGTCCAAATCATCCGGTAGGTCTATAACCGCACCTGCTCCAGCAGATGCTTGTGTGGAAGATGTTTTACATAAACTTGGATGGTTGGAAATTCTGATGAGTTGTTCTAACTCACTCAATTCATTATAAACTGCTCGTTGTGTGTCTGCAATATCTGATATATCTGAAATACCTACACCTTTGGTTTGGCTTCTACCTGCATATACTGGTACACATGGTACACGGCCTAATGGATTTGGTATTTCATCAATCAATTGTTCTGTCTCTGACATACCTTTTCTAGAATATATTTTAGTTTCTGTTGTTGTGATTGTTCTGTAGTACACATGATCATCATCTATACCATCTAATAGTGTCAATGATGCTAATTCATATACACCGTTTGATTTTCTTTCATATTTCCAATCGATTACATTTTCTGGTGTAATCAATGAAACATATGGTCTAATTTCTTGTGATAATTCTTCTGCTCTAGTAGCCACCTGTGTAGTGGGTTTGTCAATCATTACCCATACATGACCATACACTGATGAATATGTGGCACAATCTCTCATAAAAGCATTGAAAGTTCTGCCATCTAAATCACAGTCTGCTAAAAATGGATCTAATGCTGGATCTGTACCTATTGCACCATATGTTCTTTTTGGTGGTGTTCTAAATAGGAATGAATTGTATGTTTCAACCACTGATTTACAGTGATTGTCTAATGGTGTATTTCTTAATCTGTTTTCGTAGTCTTCTTGTGATTCTAAAACATATTTTACCAAATAACGGCCAGTTCTAAAATCATTACCACCGTTAAATGAATCAGAATAATACTGCCATCTTTTTATGTTGTTTTGCCACTGTGGATGAAGTTTTAGTCCGTAATACTCTAATCTATATTTTACATCAAAAGCATCTGTTATGGTTGCCATATGTGTATATCCTTAAATTGTTTTCATTGTCCAGGTCTTAGGTGTTGCTTTTGTATTTATACTGTTTCCTCGTACAGGATAAAGA